CTTCTCATAATGATTAGCATAAACTAACTTATGTTCTATAACATCGTAAGCTAAAACTAAGTCATTTAACGGGTGAGACTTGGACCAGTTAGGTTTAGAGATAACCAATTTAATCATATGTTAAGTTACATATAATTTAATAAAATGTCAAGTGGTTTATTAAAATCCAAATTGGTCATCAAATTCAAAGAATTTTTCTTCTGCTTTTCTTTGATTTTTCTCTCGTGTTTCTCGTATTGCTCTCACATCATCTATTATTTTTTGAGATGTTTCTAAAAGAGATGCTTTAAAATTATTATACTCTAAGTATATATCTTGTGCAAGTTTATCCATAGTCACATCCGAGTATAAATAAGCACTTGGTAACTGAATTATTGAAAAATATTTACAATCGTCATTACCTTGAAAATTTAAAATCTTAAATTGATTAATAAGTTGATTTTCATCATAAAACACCTTTTTCAATTGAAAATCTATTTTTACCAAAAATTTAAATCCATCCCCATATCTATTCCTCTGTGGAATTGTTCTTGATGAAAAAACCCTAAGATAAGGATTATCTTGTTCAAAAAAACCTTGGTCTACAAAGTTTTTTATCGCTTTTTCGGCATCAGCAAACTTATTTGCGCTACCAAAATCAATAATACCGTCTATAAATCCAGGTTTTTTTGTTATATTATCAATAAATTCAGCAAAAATTTTACCATCTTTTTCTTTGTATTTTTGATGAGCAACAAATACATGACCTCCAAAACTATCTCTTTTGTCATTGTAACCCACTATCTTTTCATCACCTGCAGCTTTTATCTGAGATTTAATAGTTCTATCTAATGAATCTTGACCTAAACTCTTATCCCACTCTTCCCAATTTATAGCTTTAAATATTTGATTACTTACAGCCATCAACCAAGCTAACTGACCTATCGTTTCTACAAATGGGTTTTGACCACTCATTGAAATAAATGTAGTATCCTTTCTCCTCTTAACTTTGTCTTCATTTTTGTAAACATCATAATGAACTAAAAAACTTCTGTAATTAATTTGAGTGCTTTCATCTTTATCAACCATTAGAATACCGTTGTCGTTTAATGACTCAAATCTTTCAACCATATTTTGTTGATGTGAATTAATAACTCCACTTTTCTTCAGTTGTTCATTCTGTATTTCCTCCATCATAACACCATTAAAAGTTATTTTAGCAAGTGATGACAAATCTTTGTTTTTACTTACACCATATTGAAAATATTTTTTAGTTGAATATGGCCTCATCACAGTATTATAAGTTGTTTTCCAATTACCTGTAGATATACTATGATCAACACCTACTATTTGAAAATAAACTCTATCTTTAAAAGTTTCAGGCAAAAAATTTATCGTAAAGTAATCACCTATGTTTAAAAAATTATTACCATAAACTTCTAAAGTTAAACTAATTGGTAAAACAGGTGCGATGGCATTTTCACCAGAAGCACCGAAAGTGTACATTTTTGCCTTAAGTAGTTCTATGTCTCTTTCACTATTCGCAGTAACCACATATCGTTTATCCCCTCTTAACTTAGTTTGAGTTTTACCACTAGTTGGTTCTTTTGGTTTTTCTTTCTTCTGCTCTTTAAAATATTGGTTTCTACTCTGTTTATACAAATTATATTTTACATCAATTTTTCCAACTAAAGGTTCAGCTTCAATTTTTGGAGAATCTGTTGAGTATGTTCCTATCACATTTGAAATATCAACATCATAGTTTAAAGTATCTTTAGGTTTTTCCCCAATAATCGGTAGATGTCTTATTTGAACTTTATTTGTCTCTGAAGTCGTCTGTATTGCATTCAATATATTGAATCTCATAAGTTGAAACTCATCAAAAAGTTGAGGTTCAGATAAACCACCAATTGCAATCATACTTGATAAACCAGCTTTTGGAGTTTCAAATTTTAAATCGACATTCTGAACAATTGTTTTTCCACTCGTTATATCAAATACAAAAGTTTCATCTAATTTCTTTTCAATTGTTTCAATATTAACATCGTGAAAAGTTAAAGATGATTCAAAATCATTGTTCTTCATCAATCTAATATTAATTAGGTTTCCAGAATCTTCGAATATATGGTCAAATATTTTTTCTAAAGCATCATTTACATTAGTTGCTGTATTAAATGCTTCGATTATTACTGAAGTCCTAATAAATAACTCTCGTAATGGTATTCTTTGTCTATCTTTATCATACTGTGTTATGTTCGCATTACCTGGCCAATCGTTTTTACCTGTTGTTTCATTAACATATATATCTTTAATAGGTTTATGTATATTTGATGTCTCTTTCGAATTCCAACTATCTGGATAAAGAAAACTCAAAGGTTTATCAATAGAACGAGGTTTTATTTTCATCATATTATATAAATTTTCATTCCATCGAACATAAGTATTTCGACTTGAAAACTTTGGTAGGTTTGCTGTTTTATCTGGTGTTACTTTAATACCATCTTCATTTGTCCAGTATGCAACATAGTTATTTAAAAAATCATCTTCAAATACTGCAAAAGAAACATATAAGTCTTCTAAATGATTTATATCTTTTTTGTTATGGCCAACATTTTGATAAAATACCCCTACTCTTTTCGAGTAATCGTCTATCACCTTTTTTGTGTTAAACTTAGCACCAGAATCCAAAAAATTTCTTATATTTTTTGCTCGTTCTTTTCGCGGCACCTCTTTCCAAAGATAAGACTGCTTTAACTCGGCTTCAACTATTGCCGCACCTTCTTCATCACTATTTAAATATTTTAACAGTAACAAATCTTCAAGGACATTTGTAAATATAAATTTTAAATCATTATCTTCACTTACCTCGTTATCTAACAACTGATAGTTTTGTGATACAAATTCTAATGTACATTCAAAAGATTGATTTTGATTTATATTTACATCATATTTAATCACACGACCACCAAGAGTAGACATAAGTCCGCCTTTTATTAAGTCATCATTATTATAAATCTCCTCATAAAAACTACTCATTTCTAAGTCTGTGTTGTTTATAAAATCATTTGGATTATATAACTCAAGTGCTTTATCAGACCAACCAAAATCAACAAATACAAAAGAACCTGGTTTTAGAAAAAAAGGTAAAAATATTTGGTCAAAATCTTTTTTATTATGAACTACGAACTTTACTACGGTTCTTCTTAAGGCACCCAAAGAACCTTCTGACCTTGACGATACATCTGTTATACCAGCAGTTGGTTTTAAAAATTGATTTTCATCTAATTCACCAACAGTATCAAACTCATCAGGTATATACGAACTAATTTGATTATCGTTAATAATATAAACTGAATTTTCACCTGTGTTTATTGGTTTATTGTCGTTTTTAGATACCTCTACTACATTTACAGCAGTCCACATTCTTGCAAATGGAGTTCTATCCCCAAGATAACTTTGATAATCAGGAGTTTCTTCATCTAATATAGGACTGAATTCGGCGTCAAAACTACTTCTTTGTAAATCCGATAAATACTTTTGTATTTTAGGATCTATATTAGAACCAAAAACTTTTTTACTTAAATCCATTTATCTTAGTTTAGCTTGTTTTACAGAAATAGGAACTCTTAGTTGTGTTCCGGCTTCAATATTGTTAGACTTTAGATTATTTACTGATGCAATATACCACCAATATTGAGTTGTTCCGTAATACTCTTCTGATATTAAATCACACCTATCACCCTCTGTTGCTATAAGAAGTATATCTGAATTTTTTTCTTCATACTTTGGAAGATATGATGTTCCTATAGATACAAATTGTTTATTTTGAATTTTTGATGTGTTGTCGTATCTACTCATACAGTTGCCCCATAAAAGTTATCACCTAATGCTGGTGGTTTTTTACTTAAAATCTGATATGATATTGCCATATCAAAGTATCTTGGTAAAACTCGTAGAGCATCCCAATCACCTTGTTCATTAACAGTATATGAAATTGATTTTATAAAACCAAACTGACCTCTATCTCGTTTTCCTATGTGAGCCATATACAATTCTGTAAATGGTGGTTTCATTCTTGTTAAACTATCATTATCAACATCTTGAGCATACTCAGGATAAGCAAGTGATGTTAATTTATCCATCTTATCGTACATTATTTTTTGTTCAGTAAAGTTTGCTGGATATACTTTTAGACTAAAACTAATGTCTCTTTCTGCTCTCTCATACATATAAACAGGTTCACTTCGACCAATATAATTAGCCGATGAAAAAGATGGACTCACATTTTCAGTTATACCAGTAACATAACCTCTAAAATATATTATATTACTGTTTCTTAAGTCTTTTATTTTTACATAAAAGTCACCTCTTTTTTCTGGAGCTATTTGGTCATCAACCTCTGCCGTACTAACAGGTTGTAATGAAACAAGGTCAATGTAATTAGTTTCACCAGGACCCTTTGCTAAGTCTATAAAAGGCGTTGGTCTTCCAACAACTGGAACTTGAACCGCTTCTTGTAATTCTAAAACAGCTCTTGCCTTTAAACTATTTATTGTTCGATTAGCTTCATCAATAATAAATTTAGGTACATTTGCTCCATATTTTGGTGGTATTTCAAGATTTGTTTTAAGAGCGTCATCAACTGCTTTTTCTACAGCACCTTGTGGATTATCTCCAAGGTTCTCAAAAGATGCTCCAATTTTAGCTTTATCGGAATATTCAAGTCCACCTAAAAATGGATTAGCAAAATCACCTATACTTAATTGAATTGAGTTTACTGGTTCGTTGCCTAAAAGACCTAGTAATAAATTTTGAGTTTCTTGAACTTGTTGGTCTATACTAAGTCTTGCCTCTAATTCTCTTTTACCACTATCGGCTATATTTTTACTTATATTGTTATAAGCTGTTTTTAAATTTTCTAATGCCATAATTAAACCCTAGCTGATAATGATTCTGTTCCATTACCATCAAATTCCACCTCTGCAAGTAATGGAATATCTCTTCCACTAATACCTCCTGTTGTAACATTAACATTCATATTACCACCACCAACTCCTAATCCACCAGCACCAGTTGTATATATATCATTAACTCTTCTAACTGGTATCGGATTGGTTGTTGCCAATACAGAGTCTCTTGGGTTTAAACTAAATACACCAGCAGGTCCCATCATTGTTGTGATACCACCAGGACCTGTATGGAAATCATCTACTCCTCTGACTGATCTTGAAATACCACTTACCGCCTGTCCAATTGGAGTTAAAACAAAATTTACAATTTTAGCAATACCCATCAAAATAGGTCCTAATGTATTAGCAAGTGCTACACCAAATATTTTTAATTCATTCATCGTAGCAGTCAATTCTGACATAGCATCTTTACCTATTATGTCAGCAAAAGACTTCGCTGTTTCACCAGCCAACATATTTGATTTATCTTGATTAGCAACCATCTTTGCCATGTCCGTCACACTTACACCTATTGAATCAGCAATAGCTTTTCTTTGTATCGAATTTAACTTATTAAATTCAGCTTCACTACCTAATTGACTAACAACATTTGATATTGCACCTTCGATATCATTATTTAATGCTAATTCTCTAGCCTTTTGAAAGTTAAGTTGTCTTCCGATTAAGACAGAAGCTTCAACTTCTTTAGCTATTGAAGCTTCAAAATCCAATAAACCCTCTGCTATTTTTGCAGTAGTGTCTAACGACAAACCTAAGGCTCTAGCTTGAACTGCTGCTTTTGCAAGATTATCACCACCATTTTCTGAAAATGAAGCAAAAGCTTCAGAAGAAGCAGCCATATCTTTCAACACGGCAGATGGATTAACTCTATTTGCAGCTGCTAATTGAAAAGCACCCTCCGTTAATCTTTCGGCTTGTTCACCACTTAGACCAGAAGTTGTTTGTAAAGTACCACTTAGTTTTGCAGCCTCTTCATTTGACAAACCAACTGCTTTAGCAGTATCAAGCACTTGAGTAGATAAATCTACAGCTTCATCTAATGATAAACCAAATTCAGATGATAATGCATTTGTGGTTGATACAACATCCTCCATTGTAGCGCCAATCCCTACAACTGCTTCTTGAGAACTTAATAACTCGTGTTTAAATCCTTCACCTAATACATTCAAACTACCAAATTGTTTTCCTATAGCATCAATCGAACCAGCAAACTTTTGAGCTATATCAAATACAACTTTTAGAGCAATACCGGCACCGGCACCAAATTTAGCAAACTTAGCCATATTACCGGCAGCTAATTTACCTGCAGCCGCTGTCTTTTGTTGAGTTTTTCCTAGACCAAGAGCTTGATTTAATATATCTTTACCCCCTTCGGCCATATCAAGATCTAGTGCAGCAATCCTACCCTTGATTCCCTCTTCATCCACCAATCCATCTTTAATATCTTGTGTTAAACTAACGATACCAGCTTTTTGTCTTCCATCTAGTTTACCATTGTCTAATGCGTCTTTTGCCATAGTCTTGGCTTCACCAGCTAACTTTCTTTGTTCTTTTTCATGTTCACGAGTAGATTTTAATCCTACAGCAGCTGTTATGTTTCCTTTTACTAATGCTGTTAATCTCGATGATAGAGACTTATCTACTGCCTCCTCTGCCTTTTTAGCTTCTTGTGCTAATTTTACATAACCTTTTCGAGCCTTTGATTGTTGTTCAATAGAATCAAGTCTTGCTTTATCAATTTTAGCAATCTTTTCTTCTAATTCTAAGATCTCTTTTACAACTTCTTTTCTATCCCAGTCGGTCTTTCGCCCTCTCCTCTCCATATCTTCAATATCTTTAAGAAGTTGTTTTTTGGATTTTAATGTTTTTTCTAAATCAATATCGGATTGTCTTGCCATTTTATCCCTTAATTATATCAGCTATACACTTATAAATATAAAGAAAAGAGTTATTTTGGATTAAATCTACGAGGTATTGTTGGTTGTGATTGTTGGTTTGCTTTGTCAATCTGTTCTTTTTCTTTTTTCTTTAAATCCATAAACTCTCGTAGATAAAAGTTTTTTAAATGAACAGGCATGTTATAGACATCATTGAATGTAAATCCAGGTGTCCCATATATAAAGTAAAAAATAGATTGATGTATATCTAATTTATTAGACGGATTGAGGCCAAAAAAACGCTACTGTAAGCGGAATTGACACGCTCACAGTTTCACCTCCTATCTCAATTTCTGATGTCAAGTCAATATCAGGAGAAATATCTTTAATATAATTTCTCAATGCTATAGAATCACGAGCCAACATATTTTGTGAAAAAGTAGTTATTGTTTCTTTTTTATTATCACCATCAACTTCAATGATAGTGTAACGAAGTCTCGTTGTTATCTCTGAATTATATCCAACCTTTCTTGATTGTTCTAAATCTTTTTCAATTAGTTTCTCTTCAACACCTGTAAGAAGTTTAAACTTTATTTTTGTTTTAGCAACAGGCGTTATGAAGTCAAAAGAGTTATCACTATAGTCTATATCTTCTGAAATAGTTTTAAACGGACATTGAGATAAATCAAATGTATGTTCTACTTGTTGGTCAGGATTCTTTGGGTTGGTAACTTCACAAGTATACTCTGGACCATAAGCAAGAATACGACATGCTACTAATACAGCATTCTTATCACCTAAAACGAGATGTTCTTGTTTAACACCTTTGGTGACAATCAAACTATCCAATAATTTATCAATAACCAAACCCTTCTTAATAAGATTTTCAGACATAAGAATGTCCTCTTCTCGTGTGGTCATATATTTTAATTCTAATTTACCTTCAGATAAAGGAGAGTCTTTTATATATATTTTTCCTTGTGATGGTAAATCAATAACTTCCGTAGGGAACTTATGTTCTGACATTATAACTCCTTGATGTTATATAACTATTGGCTATTACTTAGCGCCGAATACTTTAGACCAAAAGCCTTTTTTCTTCTTTTTGCCTTTTTCGCCTAATTTCTTACCTTTCTTCTTTTTCTTCTTCTTAATTTCTTCCATACCAGCTTTATTACTCATATCTGATGCTTGTACAGTTGGAACAGCACCGAAAAGAATAATTCCTGATAATAATAATTTAAGTATATTTTTCATTAGAACTCCAATATAGCGTAATCGTATCTTAATGTTAATGTGATTTCAACAGGATTAGAATCACTAAAATCTAAATCACCAAAGGTAGCGTCTTGTATGAAAGTTCCATACAATGTCCACTTTTCAATGATGTCACCTACGGGTCCTAAGACCTGAAAGGTACAATTTTTCTTGTAAAAATCTTGATACCCATCACGACCTGTAGCACTTTCATGGTGAAGTCTAACCCACTCTATTACAGCAGAAGCGGCAGATGGAACAATCGGGTCATACAAAGTAATTTGCATTGTTTGCCAACGACCTTTACCCTTGACATACTTGGTAACATTCATATGTTCCAATTGAACTTCATCAAAAGTGATTTGTGGTCTTTGTGCCGTTTTTATTGTAAAAGCTGGGATACCTGATATTTCCATGATAAACCGATTTTTTAACTTCGGTTCATATGGTGTATAAAATATCTTATTCGCTTCTAATAATTCTGCCATTTGTTATCTCCTATAGTAATAAATATCTACTTTTCTAAAAACTATTCAGGAAAAGCAGCTCCAGTTGGTTGAACAACAAAGTCTAATACAATGAATTCAGCAGTTCTTGATGGTTGGATAAATATCTGACCAATAAGTTGATTTCTATCGATTGTCTCTGGTGTGTTATTAGAATCATCCATAACAACTCTAAAAGCATTCAAACCTTGATTAGCTTGAACTTGTTCCATATAAGGATTTACAGTATTCAAGAATTGATTTCTTAAGTCTGAAGTATTTTGTTCAAACACAAGTCCTCTTGAAGAGTTAGCAACGAATTTCTTAAGATTGATTAACAATCTTCTTACATTTACTCGGTCAAGAGCAGAAGCTTTCTTCTGTGTTGTTTTCTGTCCGAAGACAGTAACACCTTGACCAGGAAAGGTAGCAATCGGATTTGAATTTGAATCATACAAGTCATCACGATTTGCTTGTGTTAATTTTTTATATGCCTGTACAGCACTATCAATACCACCACGATTTAAACCAGCAGGAGCAAACCAAGGTTGTCCTACAGTATCATTAAAGTGATAAACACCAGCCATTACAACTGATGGTGGCACCCATCGATTTACACCAGCAGTAGCATCTTGAATTTGTACCCAAGGATAATAAGTAGCAGCATAACTTGAGTTACGAGCTTCTGTATTTGATTTTGCACTAGCAATATTTGTTGTTAGTGCAACATTATCATATACCAAGAAACAATCACCTCTATCTTCACACATATCAATTGCCTGTCCTATGATAGAATTATGATTAGAATCTATTGCTTGATCTATAACACCTGGTAAAAATAATAGATTAATATCGTACTCGTCTTTGTTACCTAAGATACTGATAGCAGTAGCATATCCACCACCTTGAGTTGTACCAGTTGGTAATGTTGCTGAATCTGACATATCAATACCTTGTGAACTATCTTCTGTTATATTTTCATAAAAAGTAAATGGATGTTTTTGATTTTCATCACCATTTGAACCTGCAGTTTGTCCACTACCAGGATCTGCCTCTCCAGAAACCTGAGTTGCTGTTCCAAAAGCTCCACCATAACTTCCACTACCAACTAGTGGAAAGAAAGAACCAGACTTAGCATAGGCAGTTGTTACATCACCATTCATATCTAAATAATTTGTTGTTTTTCTTGCTTCTGGAAGATTACTTATTCTAACATAACTTGATTTATTTGGATAATCTCCTGATGGTCTTACATATGATACACCATCTTCAACAACAACAGTTGATGTTTGGTTTCCAATTCTTTTTAAAATATAATTTGAACTTGCTGGATCAAAAGATAAATTTTCATGAGTTTCAATAACTTTTTTCTTTTTAAGTGTATCATCACCTTGTCTAAGTAACAAAGTAAAAGTACCTTTTTTCAAATTTCTTTGTGAAACTTCCCAACGAAAGTTATCAGCTCTTCCACCATAACTACCAGAAAGAAGTTGGTTATTTGTAGCAGAATGTGTTCTCACAGGTAATATATTATCAGTTCCAAAGTTTGAACCAGTACCCACAAAGTTATTAAACTGAGGGCCATCACCTAAAGCTTCAAGCGTGAACATTTCTGTACTACCACTTGTGACTATAGCAGTAGCTTTTGCTGTGTTACCTTCTGATTCAGCAACTCTAACTACAGTTAGAGGACCACCTTGTCTTAAATATTCTTTAGCAGTATGTGAGGTTAAAAATTGATACTCGTCACTACCACTTTCTACTAATTCACCAAATATGTTAACATATTCAGAATATGAAGTAACTACTGTTGGTTCAAGGATAGGACCTTTTACTGTTGGGCCTACAACAGCAGCTCCTATTGGACCAGCTGTTGCGGGTAAAAATGATTGGTCTATTTCGTTTGTAAATACACCTGGTGATAGAATTTTTTCAGCCATTTATAGTCTCCAAATGGTAAGATTGAAATATAATTATTCATATATAAATATTACCGATTTTTGGAAAGACTGAAAAAGTTATTTTATTTTTATTCTTTACCAGCCTCTTCGGTAGGTTGTACTTCAGTTGTTGGAGTAAATACACCCGTTTGTGGATCTAAAGTACCAGGTCCATACTTTTCAGTAATCTTTTGGAGAGTTTCTTGTTCTTCTTTTTTAAGATTTTCAAGCTCTTCGTGTAGTTTAAATTCTTCTTCCTCAACCGACTCAGATTGTTTTTCTAAGTTAATTTTAGCAATTGCCAATTGACCAAACCTATTGGTGATACCATTAGACTTAGTAGAAAGGTCTTGGATAGATTGTAGTTCTTGTTCTGTGAATTTTACTTCTGACATTTTAAAACCTCTAATTTAATTTGTTATAAACAATTATATACATATATAATTATAAAAGTTTTTCGGAAAACGATACTTTTTTTGGTTTATAGGCTCTACCCATTTCAGCAGTTTTACCAAATACATTATCGGTGAATTCAGGTATCATATATCCTTTGATTGATAAACTCAATTCATTTCGTATTATTCTTTCACCTTGTGATTCCATTTCTATCTCATTTGATATATCACCATCGAGTGATGAAAGAAAACGATGAGATGTTTGGTCACCAAAATAAGTTTCTAAATGTTCTACCCAAAGATTATTTAAATCGTTCATTTGTTCTATGAAAGATGTCATCATAACAATACTATATGTACAAATCACAAAATCTGGCATACCTGTTTTTATAAATTCTTCTACTGGTCTCTGTCCTGTTAAAACAGAAAATCTATCATACCTATTATTTTTACTCCAACCACTATTAGAACGAATTACAGATATATGTTTTCCTTGAACATCATTGTCAAAAGAAAAAGGTAATTCTGGATTCATCGCCAATGATGTTCTTTTTATTACCATAATCGGTAAAATTATTGTACCATTCTTATCTCTTAATGTTCCTCTATTTTTAATAGATTTCCATCTTTCTTCATTACCATAAAGAACAGGAACAGAAATTATCTCATTCTGTTCTTTTATCTTTGGTTTCATTATATTTCTTATGTGTTTAATAACAGCAGTATCAATCTCCTTTACACCAATAGAAAATCCCTTACCAGCATTTTGACCACCAGGTTTTTTAATGACAACTTTGGCATTTCCCTTTTCACTTCTGATACTTGTTTGGGACTCACGATTTACAGTTGATTCATAAGTTGCATTTTTATTTGTTACTGGTTTAATTGCCACGGCGTAGTTTCCTTAGTTTATCTAACTTACTCTCTGATGTATTAGCGTACTCTTCAGACTTTAATCCTTTTGTAGAAGCTTTATCTATAGATATCTGTTTCTCGATAGGAACATCAACTGCACCTAAAGTAATATTCTCTTTTTCTCCTTGAACATTACCACTTTTAAGTAAATCAATTATCTCGTCAAATCTATCTTCTCTTTGTTCACCATAAATATTATAAGTCGTAGATTTTACACTATCATCACTTTCAACAGTCTGAACTAAAGTTGACCTCTTTTGTTTCATTACAATAGTTTTATCTAATAGTTGAACAGCCATTATTATCTTCCCTCATCTGACATATCATTCCAAGTTGGTGTTCCTTCAGCTATATCTCCTATAGCAGTCTGTACGGTTATATCATCACCTTCTCCGACTGCGGCATTAGTAAATGTTCCATGATAACCATATGGACCTAAATCTTTAACAGTAGTTCCATCACCTTCATTAAATCTCCAATATGCTACAAGACCATCTCCACCTGAATCTTTATGGTTATAATCAGTTCCACCATTATATACACTCCTAACCCAATCGTTATCTTTAAGTTCATTATAAATAGCTACATCATCAAGTCCACAAGCGTGTCCGTTGTTATATTTGGATTTAGCGACACTTTCACCGTCACTAGCAACAATAGTTCCAGTACCTTTTAATGCACGCATACCAAAACTAAAACCACGACTCATCCGTGCATCTTGATTACCTTCTGGCCAACTAATCTGACCCTGACGGTCAACATTGTGCCAGTCATTATAATCAGTACCTATTGCTTC